TATGTGCCAGCACCAGAAGTAGCACCACCCATCGTAGTGACCGAGATATTAGAACCAGAAGCAGAATAACTACCACCAATTCTTACCGCAGTAGAGCGGGCAGCATCAACAGTCAGTTGAACTGAAGAAGTATGTTTTGATACAAGTCCGCCAGCATTTGCTGCACCTGCGGTCATCAGAATCATAGCAAAAGTGGCAATTGCACTTTTCATTCGAGACATATTTAGATCAAAATTATTTAGTATTAATCATCCTCAACAAAGATTAATGAGTAGGAATCTAGATTAATTTTAGCTCTTGTTAATCTTTGACCAGAGTCTTCTCTATTTGTAGACTGGAGTTGTTTTCCGTTAGTTTCTTTATACCCAATATAAGATTTTGTCGCCGTTGGATTTAGAAATCCATAACCAGGAACATTAGGAGTTTCCGATTCCAGCAACATACTTCCGCCTTGATATCCATCAGCAGTAACGATCACTGGATTTTGTCCTACTTCAGAATACCAAATTGCTCTTAGATCTAATTCAATTTCATTACCAGCAAACCCAGGAATTTGTTTGATAGCGGGAACATCAATGTAGATGGATTCGTATCCAACAGTATCTTCGGTGTTATCTCCACCCCACTTCATATAAACGACGGTTCCTTCAGCGTTTGTGATTTCGTTTCCTTGTCTGGAACCACATGCGCCATCAATATTTGGATATAAAAAACTGGCAATAAGATCTAAGTCTTTACCGTCAGTCCAGTTGTGATTGAATACAAGATAGTTACAGTAAAATACTGCTGGATCGAATAAAGTTCCTCTGGACTTTCCGATCCCAAATGCTAGTGGCGACATATTAATTAGGGATTACGAATGAACCTATCATACCACTGTGAATGGTACATTGATATTGATAATTTGCTGGTGCATCATGGGGGATTGTGAATACCTGAATCCCTTGATTGGATCCACTAACGTATGTTCCAACACCAGTTGTTGTTCCAGTGAACTGAATTCTGAATGGGTGAGAACCACCAGTGGAGTTTTCAAAGATATATGTAAATCCTCTCATCAAGTAGAGAGTTGGGTTTGCCACAGTGTTTGGCATACCAGGACCAGCAAAACGATAACTGGAAGAACCATCTGCAGTGATGTAATATTTGGTTGCAAATCCTCTACTGGTTCCATTTCCATCAATGAGATCCGTTACGAAACTACCAGCGGTGCAAATACCAGATACATCTAACGTGGTTGCAGTTAGGTTTGCTGGAGCCCCTACTCCAGTTAGATTCGATCCGTCACCATAAAATGCCGTTGCGGTAACTACACCAGTAACGGATGTGTTAGTTGTGATTGCAACCTGACCTGTAGCACTCAACTTTAGGTCAGCTGAGCCGCCAATTACCGAAGTGTTGCCAGTTCCAACCACTTCAAATGATTTTACTCCGAATGATTGTGCTCCCATTTGTATGATGCCTCTTTCTAGTATTTATTATTCTAACCCGAAGGTCAGTCTTGGGTACTGTGGTTCAGTAGGAGATCCAGTAGGAGCATCCCAGATTACAACAGGTCCATCTCCACCATTTGCATAATAACAGTGAGTGGATTTCACATCTTCCCAGGCAAGTGTTGTTGCTGTGAAATTTGTAACGTCTTCACCATAATAGAATCTAGCTGGGTCTGCAGGACCACAATTATTCTTCAACCAGTTTTTGATATCTCTCCAACCCCATTCTCTGTTGTATTGTAGTTTGGTTGTAATCCATCCAGCAGCTGTAGGACATGCAGAGCTAGTTCCACTGAAGTCTTCATCATATGCAGTAACGGAAAGACCAGGATATACTTCTGGATGTTCATAACCAGTAGCAGTTGCCTGACCTTCAGCACTCATAGTATCATCCGCTGCTGCATAACAATCTATCGCAGGTCCTCTATCGCTGTAGGTAACAACAGCTTCTTTATATTGACTACTATCGCCACCATAGAAGTTTGGAGTAATCAAGTCATCAAGGGCTCCAACATTAATGCCAGGAAACTCACAACCAGTAGTAGTCAATCCAATTTGTGTTTTTCCAATATGTTGAGGCCAACCTCTTCTATTGGTGGTATTGTACATTGTTATTCCAAACTCTAAGTGAGTGGAAGTTACGAGACTTGCATTTGGACCTGCTGCCCAGTAGTTGTTATAGTCAAGATCACCAGGATTCGTTTGAATCTGGTTAGAGTTTCCTGCAGCACCAACAAAAATTACCCCAGCATTTACCATTTCGGCTCCTGCTGTTGTCACACTGTTATCAACCATCTCTCCCTTCATTCTACCACTATCTCCATAGTCACCTACTCGGTCAAAGAAGGCTGGTTGAGATCCAGAACCGTAAGCTGTTCCAAGTTCTTCTCCAGCAGTTCCTGCTGGTCGGTAGTAATAGTATCCAGATATCTGATGACTAGTAGATCTATAACCCCAACTGTTACTACTTAGAGTTGGGTTTTTGCCATCTGTTCTCTGTTGGTTTCCGTTATTTGCTGAGTGCCTATCGTAGTTTGGTTTGTAGAGGTGGAATAGTTTTTGAACAGTAAACTGTCCTTCATTAATTCCAGCAGATCCATTTCCATAAGCATTCAATACCCATCTGTTGCAGTTATAGGCAACACCATAGTTCTTTCCAAATACTTGTCCTGCACATTCCGTTCCGTGATTTGTAGCGTTGGTTGGTTTAGCCGTATTGGATCCGTTACAATAGGCTCTTGTATAGGAAGTACTGATACCACTTGTAGTACCAATAGTAGAGAATCCTACAGATCTTTGAGAGGAGTCTGACCACCAGGATCTTGCTGCAGATTCAATAGGAACTGTTGTTCCATCCCAACGTTGGGTAAGTAGTTGTGGTCTAGCATTAAAGAAGTCTGGGTCAATATAATATGGAGCATCGAGAACCAAGTCCAGAACACCACAAGTGCCTGGGGTAGTAGAGATACCACTCCATGTTAATGCGTTGCCTGTTTGATATCCAACTGGATCTGTTCCTGGACAATGGACAAACTCTGGGTGTCCAATCCAGAAACCTTCATCAGCAACGATTGCATCTACACCAGTTCCATCACCAAGTTGATAAATATCTCTTTCGAAGATCTGGTGGTCAGCACCAGTTCTATCGGCCAAAGGATATTCTGAACCAGTAGCATCCCATGGATTTCCTTTTTGGGTATGTCTTAGGAGTTGATATCCAGTTCTATTAAGATCACTTGCACCAAGTCCTGCTCTAGTGGTCGATGGTACTGATGGTGCAGTATTCCATGCCCTATAGTTAAGAACATTTTTGCCAAATCTTGGTTCTCTCCTTACCGAAGTATTGAGATCTTCTGGATCTGGTGCAAAATCACCTGGATATGCATCATAGTTTAGATTTACATAATGAACACGAGGATCATTTTTTAGCATCTCTGCCTCTTCATCATCTAGGAGATAGATTGCTCTCGTTTCACTATGATCACATGAATTAACACACTCACAACAATGGGATGGAATATTATCTTCCAATGTGCCATCTTGCATTAGAAGTTCATGGATATGTTTCCAGTCTTCTGGTTGATAACACCCAACAAAATATTCTTTCTTGCCAGATTCTGGAACAAAAGATAGGTTCGTTCTATCGATTCTATTTTCTTCTTTATGTGTGTTAATCATTTATCAAACTCCTCCGATTAAGTTCTTGGTAAAACGACATGTCGTAGTCCCAGAAATACCTGATTCTGGTGTCACAGAAATTTGAATGTTCCCTGCGTTGTATGCTGCAGAAACAGATACGATTTGGGTTGGGGAAGTCATGATTGCATACTCTTGATAGTAGGCAGTTGTTGTGACTCCTGCATCTCCACCATCATGCATCACCATGAATTTTTGCATCTGTCTATATGTTCCAACTCCAAGAGTCAAGGTGTACTCTCCACTGGAGTAAGCTGCAGCTGCAAAAGTGTCAATTACCTGTGGAACTAGAGCCTGTGCGGTAAAGGTTACGATACCTGACGCAAGTCCACCACCGCCAGCCCCTTGAGTGTCAGTGATTTCAATAGTTGCAACACCACCAGAGAATGTTGCTGTTACTGCACTACCAACAAAGTTGATGGTTGTTGCAGTGCCGACTGTAGATCCTTCTTCTTGAATAGCAACTCCAGATCCGACTGCAGTTACGCCAGTCAGACCAGAACCATCACCAACAAAAGCAGAAGCAGTAATAATACCACTTGTGTTGAGACTTGATTGGGTTCCGAGACCAACTCCAGTCAGGTTGGAACCATCACCATAGAAAGCATTTGCAGTAATGTTTCCTGTTGCAAAAACAGTTGCACAATTGATATCACCAGTAACACCACCAAGACTAATATTACCACTCAACGCAAGTGTATTGCTGGATGGATTGAAGGTGATGCCTCCAGCATCAACCATGGTTCCTCTGTATGCATCACCACCTGCAGTGGTGTCCAACATCATCAGGTTATAGTTCTGATTGTCATCTACGGACTCAGTGACATAGAAGTCTCCAGAGAATCCAGTAGCAGTAATAATACCAGTTACGTTCGCTCCACCGTTAGTGATTTGGAGTCTTGTAGTTCCTCCATTCTGAAGGAAAATATCACTTCCATCTAGGATTAGAGAACCAGATCCAGAGTCTGTGATGTAACTATTAGTTCCATCATGATACAGTCTGAGATCATCGGACGTACCGAAGTTTAGTGTTACATTATCAGCATTCTGTGTACTGATACCTGCAACAGGTGTCCATACAGCTCCGTTATATCTTAGATAGTTATTGAGTTGGACTCCACTGGTAACAACATCAGCCAGATCGTTCAGTACACCTGCACCGCCTCCAGATCCACTGATGGTTACCGTTGCGATTCCTGCACCGAATGTGGTTGTAACTGCACTGCCGACGAAGTTGATGGTTCCTGCAGTACCAACTACACTACCCTCATCCTTGATTTCAATACCAGTTCCAGAAGCAGTAATTCCAGTCAGACCAGAACCATCTCCAACAAAATTGGTTGCAGTTACGACACCTAGAATATTTGCTTGATCTGCCTGGAAGTGTCCAACGTTGTAAGTTTCCGTTCCTGTACCTACAGTACCACCAGCACTTACGTTGACTAGTTCTACCCATGCATTACTGTGTGCGTAGTATGCCTTACCTGTCTCATGGACGTGAGCAAATGCACCATGATAATCGGTTGCACTTGGCAGATCTGCATACGTTGCATAGAGGAAAGGTAGGATATTAGTAGTTGCAGCACCAACGATTCTTCCTTTGAGTAGGAAATTTCCTAGTACAACTAATTTCTCTTCTGCATTTGTCGTTCCAATACCTACGTTTGATGCCGTAACGATACCAGTTGGATTGGATCTCCAGATCGCATCAGTTGATGGTAGGTTATACAGTCCAGATGCATCACCAGCAAATGCAGATGCCGTGATAATACCCGTTGTTTGATAGTTACCGTAGATGTCCTCGGCTAGGAGTCTTCTCCACCCCTGGTATCCACCGTTAGTTGTTCCAAAGGATACGTATGGTGACTTAGTGTTGTTTGCATAGGCAAACATACCTCTCCACGAAACTGCATTGGGTAGGTCACCAGTGGAGTCAAAGTCAAAGCGCATTTTACTGCCTTGACCAGGAACTGTAACAATACCAGTAATGGAATTGATGTTCTCGATGGTAATTGATGGGTTACCAGTCAGATTCTGTGCGACTGTGGCAACTCCTGCGATAGGTGCATATCCAGATACGGTGGAAACTCCAGCCGTTACTGCATAAGTAGAAACACCCGCCAGTTTTGCGTACTCAGCGACACCTGCATTAGTTGCAACACCAGATGCACCTGCATAGGTTACGATTCCTGCGGTTGTTGCAAACGTTGCGATACCTGCCAGAGGTGCATAGGTTGCAACACCTGCATTCGTTGCGTTGTCAGCTAGTGTTGCGATGCCAGCAACTGCTGCATAGGTTGCGAATCCTGCATTAGTTGCATACGAAACGTAATCTTCGACAGTAATATCTACGTTACCCTGGAAGACATTACTGACGTTTAATCTGTCACCGAAGTTTAGAGTTTCAGCTACACCTCTTTGTACTCCGTTATCTTTCAAGATAACGCCAGATCCAGTTGCAGTAACGCCCGTTAGTCCAGATCCATCACCAACAAATGTACCAGTGGTGATACCTTGTAGGAGTGAGTTACCAACAACATGTAGTTGAGATGTAGGCAACTCAGTTCCAATGCCTACGTACTTACTTGTACTAATTCCGTATGTACTTGCCTTTGACCACGTACCACCAGCACCTGCTCCTGGAGACAGGTTGTTTCCATCACCAAAAGCATCATAAATTTCTTGGAAGTTGGCGTTTACTTTTACAGCACCTGATGCGAGGGAATCTCCCAGACCATCATTCGGCGTAAATCCAGTGAAAATTCCCTGTCTAGCCATTTAAGTTCTTATGATAAGGTCCCTTTGTTCTATTTATTGATCTAATAAATACGTATGTAGGAGTATGATTTTAACATGAACCACGATATAGGAAAAGGTTTATCCGAGGCATACAAGACTTTATATTCCACAGTGGAAAACGCTGATGGAGAATCTTTTGTTGAGGTTCAAGATTTTGTTATAGAGAAAGGAATGTCCACCGATTCTATGGATTCCGTTCTTAAAAATAATAAGTACTCTTCCAAAGAACTTTTCAACATGAGCAAGAAGTCTACCAAGGAGGGTAGACATGGGGAGGCTCATTCCTTATATAAGGAGTTTAAAAGAAAGAAGTCCATGGGAGAGTCCATGGAATGTCCTGTATGTGGTTGTGACCCCTGCCAGTGTCTAGAGGGAACTATTACTGAGAAAGCAGTCAGTAAAGCCCAACAGAGATTCATGGGCATGGTCTACGCCACAAAGAAAGGAAAGGCTGCACCATCACCCGAGGTTGCAGCAGCTGCTGCATCAATGAAGAAGAAGGATGCGAAGGACTTTGCTGGTACAAAACACGACAAGTTGCCAGAGAAGAAGGGTAGATATAGAGAACAGTATGAAGTTTACAAGGAAGAACTACTAGAATATCATCTAGAGAAGTATGAGTCCTGGATTGAATCCCTACATGAGCAGGGATATGATATTTCTAAGTGGGAAAAAGAAGAGTTAGTAGATACTTATATTAAGGAAAATAACCTGTGGTCTTCTGCAAATACTATTGTGGAAGCAACTCGTGCTGCTAAAGAAGGTAAGAAAGATGAACACCGCGTCGGTGTTGAGATTCGTTCCAAGCAAGCTTCCAAGTCTCTTGAGGCAAAGAAAGAACGCCAGAAAGTTCTTGACAAACACGAGAAGAAGACGGGTAAAAAACTTGACATATCTAAGTCGGTAGAAGGTAAGGCACATGCCAAAAACTTCCCTGGTTCTCGTCAAAAGAAAAAAGTAAAGGGTGCTAAGGAGACTCCACTTGAGACTCACAATAGAAGAGTCGGTCGCGATACCCTTAGAAAACTCAAGCATGGTAAGACTTCTAAAGAGAAGAAGTATGATGCTGCGATGGCAAAACATACATCGAGGTTCGACTGACGACTAAGGATTGACACGGGTATTAAATCTCGGTAAACTAACTCTGCCAGGGTTCAAGGGACGCTCATATATAACTTAGTGTATTATTGAGTTACATTGGATGACGACACTAAGAGAGCGAATGAGAGCACGGGGAGAACTCCTCCTGAAACATGCTCCTATAATAACCCTTGGATGTACAATGGTAAGTGCTTTGAGTCTGACGATATTGGCGAGTGCTACGGCTTTGTCTACTGTATTACGAACCTCAGAAATGGGAAAAAGTACATCGGTAGAAAATACTTCTGGCAGTTTCGAAAGCCTAGAAATAAAAATCGGAGAGTTAAGTCTGAAAGCGACTGGAAGAACTACTATGGAAGTTCTGACAATCTTAAAGAAGACATCGCTGCCATTGGCAGGGAGAACTTTAGAAGGGAGATTCTCTCCGTCCACACCACTAAAGGATTTGTAAACTATGAAGAGACCCGTCAGCTTTTCATGAACAACGTCCTCACTGAGGCTCTTGACAACGGGGAACCAGCTTACTATAATAACAACGTTCTCAGTCGTTACTTCAGGAAGGATTACTTCAATGGAACACTACATGACCGATGAGGAAATGATGCGGGACTGTTTGGTTGACCGCTTGCATGAACTGGTCAACGATGGTAGACTGTCCGATGCGGTAGCAATGTATGAAGAGCACCGTGAAATCTTTAATAGGTTTCCGAGCCGTATGGGGAGTTGACTCCTGTAACGGATGTAGAGTTCTATTAGTTTAATGATTAAAAAACTTCTGCCACTTTTGTTGGCATCATCAGTTCCCGCTGCTTGTGCTTATCCGCTAATCAGCGAGATCAAAAACCCTCCTCCAGTTGATGTTAGTGTCAATAAAGAGAAGGCGGTGCCAATTGAAGTGGTTCCGAAGACTTGGAAGTGTCCTGGATGTAACTACAATGAAAAGTATGTCCTAGAAAAACTCCAAGAAAAAACCAAGATCTCTGACCGTAATGCACTTGCAACGATCATGGGCAATATTAAGTCAGAGAGTAATTTCCATCCTAACATTTGTGAAGGTGGTGCTCGTGTACCATACAACAAGTGTTATAGTGGAGGTTACGGTCTAATTCAATGGACCTCAACTGGAAGATATCGTAACCTTGGTAAATTCTCTAAGCGTTATGGTTATGATCCTTCGTCTCTCGAAGGTCAGACGGCATACATGATCAACGAAAGCGTCTTCCAACGATACCTTCCTGAATTTGAAGGACGTGGTAAGACAGTTGATCAATACATGGTTGCTGCATACTACTGGTTGGGATGGGGCATCAAGGGTTATCGTCAGCAATATGCATACGATTATACCAAAAAGTTAATCTTAGCCTAAATAGTGTTGGTGCGGTATAACACCCGTAGAGAAAAAAATTGTTTACCACCATCTACACAAATTGTATAGCCGCACCTAATTTTTAACGATGTCTAGACCCTCAAGTGAATATAAAGCTGGGGGTCTCCCAGTAACATCGATAAACATTCTAAGATTGATAAGTGAACTAGAAGGATCTTATCAATTAACCAAGTACATGGGATTCTATGAAGACATGGAAATCCTTGACAACCTAAAAAAGAAGTATTATAGTAAGTACTTCAAACTCAATAAAGAAGAAAAGTCACAAGGGTAGGTGTCCGAGTGGTTAATGGAGGTGGACTGTAAATCCACTGGCTCTGCCTACGGGGGTTCAAATCCCTCCCTGCCCACCTTGGAGAGTTGGCCGAGTGGTCGATGGCGCAGCACTGGAAATGCTGTAAGGGGGTAACCCCTTCGAGAGTTCGAATCTCTCACTCTCCGTTGACAATCAACAC